GGTTAAGGACATTCGGCAACATACTCATTGACGTTTCAGCGTCGTAGCCTGCAAGTGCCATAAAGTTCAAAGCGTCTGCGGCCTCAGTAGCGGAAAATGCTGTGCTGGACCCCATCTGCTGTGCAAAGTCGCGCAAATTCTGTATTTGGTCAACAGTCGTTCCCATCGTAGCCGCGACCTGCGACATAGACGAATCAAATTCTTTGCCGGCATTTACGGAAGATATGCCAAAGCCAACAGTTGCGGTCGTAGCCGCGGCTAAAGCCGCACCGCCAACCCTCGCGGCAGTCTTGAACGCACTTCCAAAGCCTGATGCCATTCCTTCGGCGTCTTTCAGACCTTGTTCGTATTCAGTCTTATCAAGCCGAATAACAGCCATTAAATCGAATAGGTTCATAATTATCCACCCATCAACAAAAAATCGCGCTATGGGCCGATTTTGGCCCAAATATCGGCAACTATTTCGTCCTGTGTACGTTCATCCGGCTCTGGTAACAGTTCCGGGTAAAGTAAATCAAACAGCCTTTCTTTCATAATGTTTCCGCCTCCGACAAATGCCCCGGTATTTTTCGAGATTGCCATCAAAGCGTCTGCAAAATAAAGGCGGCACGCCTCCTGCCGGTCGGCTATTCGCCATCGGGCAACAACGTACCGCACAAAAGGCTTTATTCTGTTTCGCTTGCCTCTGTACTCTCCATAGCAGGTCCAGAAGAGGTCTTTTCCTTTTTCTGTACCTGCGAAGTAAAAAGGCTCACCAGTTCCGGGTCGTTTAGGATTTCAAGCAATCTCGCCGGAATTGTCAGCAGACCGGGTTTGTAAGTCTCCGGGTCTTCTTTATCAAGGACTGCAAGCATTTCAATCACTTCTGATTTGTGATTTTTAAGTGCGTATTTCACAGCCTTTACAATTGTTTCCGTTTTGTATATCCGCGCAAATTCTTTGTCGCCGAAAACTGCTGTTGCCGGTTCCAACAAATCCGCGAGGATGTCCAGCGCATCTTCGCCACGGTAATCTGATAATTTCATTTAGCCTCCTTTAACTGGTGGTACCAGTGGAACCAGTGGAACCAGAAGGCGCTTCAAGGATATAGAATTCCATCGGCATAGTGTCCTGTGAGTTAACAGAAACGTGGCCGGTGATTGTCATTGCCATCGTGCCCTTGCCATTTTTGGTAGTCTGCATATCAAAACCGCCAGTAGACAGCGCGTTAATCAGTTTGATTGCGACTGCGCCGCCATCAGCCTTATCGCCAACCCACCAAATATCGGCAAAATCGCTCTGACTTAAATCTTTGTTCGGGACAACTTTCGACGTGCCGGTTTTGGTTGCCGCACCGAGCGCTAAGGCAATGTTGCTCTGATTGAATTTGATATTCGTGAAAGCAAGAGAGCATTCCCATCCGTCCAGATGCTTGAATTCCTTCATATTGTTCGGGACGTTGTCTACGTCCTCGCCAAAATCTGAATACGTAGGGACGCACTTTGCCTGAATGCCACCGGAAGTCGTGCAGATAATGTCTGCCGAAGCAGGCTCGCTCGGTTCTGCCGGGTTGAAAGTGCTTAAAAGGACGCCAGCGTTCAACTGAAGTTCATCGAAAGCGTCCGAGGATACTTTGGTAAATCTCATTTCTACCTCCAATTATTTGGCGGTCATAAATTCCGCCTCAAGATTGACGTAAATTCTGCGTATGGCATCATCTTCGTCACTCATTCGTTGTTCGAACGGCGTTCCGCGCTTCAGCCATATTTTGCCGTCTTCGTAAGGTATAAGCAGGCCGCCAGTAGGAATCGTGTTGCGGATTGAGCCTGCAAGCGCCGTTACCCTTGTCCAAGAATACGACCTGTCCCACAAACTGATAGGAAGTGAAACAGTTTTGCCAAACTCATCCTCAGAATAAGCATACGTTATGCGAGGATAAGACGCATTTTCCGGCACGGTATTTTCATCGTAAACTGGCACAATGAAGCCTTCCAGAAATGCCTGTATGGTTTGCGGTGCATTAAGTAGCATTTGGTATCACCCATTCTTCCGCGCGCACTTTGCGAAGATTTAATCCAGCAGTTTTTGGCGTCTTGTCGTCATTTCCGTCAGTCGTGACCCGAAAAATTTGTCCGTCACTTACGCGCTGGAATACATCGTGATACTGGAGGTTGATTTCTTTTCCTGTCAGGACAAAATACAGGGCTGTTGCTCCTGCCGCCTGTGCCTGAACCGCCTCAATGCTTGTGTCAAATGCGATACTGGCGGAAAACGTTGCGCCTGTCTGCCAAGTGTATGTAATTCCGCCGTAACCATCGCTGGTCGATATGCGGTCTAACATAACGCACTTTTCTTTTGTTGCATCAAGTAGGCTCACAGGTGAATTCTCCTCCAGTTTTTCAGTCTTTCCGCAAACTGTGCCTGCCAAGTTGCGCCGTTACCGCCGCCAACGCCGGAATACCCTTTGTTGTAACTATACCCTCCAAAACTTTCGCTCTGATAAGGGCTTGCGATAGCGTCTGCGTTTTTCGTGTTCCATTCGTCAATTTCGCTGGCAAGGGCGACGACCGCAGGAGGAACAGCCATCGCCCAGACGGCCCCCGCAAACGTCTCGTCAACCAGCGCGTCGGTTGTGTCCTCTACACCGTACATATGTACGCCGTCATTGAAAACACTACCGACAATTCTGTAATACTGGCCTTCAGCCAAGAAGTCGAGCGGTTCAATGGCTCCGCCGCTGATGGTGTACGTTCCAGAATGGATGTCGTTTTCCCGGTCTCGCAGGAAATAATTTTTCAGTTCGTGACACAGTTCAGTCAGCATTTTCGCACCTACTTATGTACGTGTTGAATCGCTCTCAACATATGGCCGCAAGTTACTCGCGTGTCTGTGTAAATCGGGATATTGTGTATTCTGCAATTTTCGCAGAAGAACAAGTCCTCTGAAAGCATACCCCGGTTGCCGGTCTTGTAATTCACCCAGTCATACCAAGGATATTCAGTCTTATCAAACACGCTTGTCTGAATTAAAGCGCAACCCATACCGCCGCCGTGAATTTGAATTTTGTACTGGCCTGATTCGCGTAACTGCGTGATTTCTTCTTCTCTGTATTCAGATTCCAGCGGATAGTTAAAATGCTTTCTGCCGGATTCGTCGTACAGTTTACAGACACACGTTCTGCCTCTGTAAATGTTATCAGCGTCCCTGTGGGCGTAAATCCCGAGCGTAACAGGCTTTGTGTCGTCAAGTAAGTTTATCAGAGCGTCTTTCGGCAAAACAACGTCGTTGTCCACCATCAGCACGAAATCCGTTTTCCTCGCTTGCGCGATGCTGACAATCTTATTTCTCGCAGTCGCGCAGTCATAGCCACGCACGAATTCAAATTCCGCATCATTCCCCGACACGTCCAAGTCGTAGATGGACTTGAACGTATCAGGGTAAATGTTTTCAAATGTCGGTACGGCGATAAGGATTTTCATTAAGAGGTTGCGCCGGTTGCGCCGGTCGCGCCTTCAGCGCTGGTGATGCTTCCCTTGATTACGCCGGCCGCATATTCGACGAAGAACTGAATGCCGTCCATAACGAGGCTTTCAATCTGCGCACGGTCGGTGTTCTGGATGCCGGACTTGATGCCGATATAACCGAGTTCGTCAGAAGTCAGGTCGAACGCGTCCGCAATGTCGCCGTTCATCGTCAGGTAGTACATAACGATGTTCTGCTTTGCGGTTGCGATGAAGGAACCCTGCGTTACGCGGCTGGTCAGGATAACGGTGCCAAGACCGAGGAAGTTTCCGATATAGTTCATACCGAACACGGTCTGCATCGTGACCTGTGCGGTGCCGAGGTATGCCGCAACATCCAGCGGATTGAGGAAGTAAACCGCTTCAGCAGTATCGTCCTCAAACTTAACCTGTAACTGGCCCCAAGCATCAGCGAGAGCGGCCTGCAGACCAACGCCGGATGCAGAAGTGGAACCTTCAATAGTTCCGTTCAGCAGAGTGAAGAAATCGCTTCTAATTCCGGCCTGAACGTCACGGAGCATCGCCGCATCTGTTTCTCTGACTGCGGTTTCATAGCCAGACTTCTTAATCGCTTCAGCGGAAACGGCCTTGCGCCATTTCTTCAGGGTGATGGTTCCAACAGCAGACTTCGTGTTCGTGTACTTAGAAAGCGGAATAATTTCGCCTTCCGTGACCGCGCCGCTCTGCAGAGTGCCGCTGGTCGTGTACATATACATCGTGGTGCCTTCCATCATCGGGATTTTACGAGTTACGCCCAGCACTTCAATCAGTTTTGCAAGACTGTTATGCGTAAACTGCGCGACGAAGTCAACTTCTCTTGCCTTCGCAAGTGCCGCCGCATTGATAAGGTTGGTTTCGGCGGAAGTAGTTACGTTTGCCATTTTTTACCCTTTCTCGGCTCTAAAAGCCGAACAGTTCGTGATTTTCAGCGATGGCTCGCTGGCGCTGGCCTGCATCAGAAATCTTCATAATTTCTTCTTTGGTCATCTTTCCACCACCGTTGCCCGGCGGCGTGTCGGTTCCTGCGCCCTGTGTCTGCTTTTTCCCTACAAGTCCTTTATACGTCCCGGAAATAAGGTCGTCCAGCGCTTTTGCGTCCTTGATTTTTTCGCCGTCCAATTCAAGCCCGGAGATTTCCTCCTTGCTACCCCTTAAAGCGATTTCAAGGTTCGTGCCGGTGATACCTTTCCCTTCAAAGTAGGCGCGTGCCGCCTTTTCTTTGGCTTCAGCCGCCGCCTTGCCTTCTACGTCCTTTTTATAGTCCTCGAAAGCCTTTTTTTCTTTTTCGTATTTTTCCTTGTAGTTCTCGTTGCCGTCGCTTTTTTCCTTCAGGTCGTCCAATTCCTTCTGGACGTCCTTCAGTTTCTTGCTGTCCTCTTCCGCTGTGCGCAACTTGTCTTTAAGTCCGTCAACGGTTTCGGTATGTGCGTCGATAATCTGGTCAATCTTTTCGTCTTCAATGCCCATTGCTTTGAGCATTTTGCGAGTGAGTGCCATATTTTCCTCCTGTTCTTCGGTGCTTTTTCTTCAGCATTTGGATATTTGATTTATTTGCAATTACATTTTATTGCCCCATTTTTTCCCTGTCAAGTGTTATGCGTTTTTCATTGCAAGTTCCATCAATGAACGGTATTCATCACTATGGTCTTCAGCGGCAGGCCTCAAATACGGTCTCGGCGCCATCCTGCTTGTACCAAGTTCTACATACGGCGCATATTCGACGTTCGTGCCAATGTACGCCGCTTCTTCGTCCGCGTCGTGGCTGATACTGTTGCGCAACCGGCCTGTGTCAACTGGACACGCCTGTTTCGCGTATGCCTCTGCCGCAAGCCCGATTGCCTCCAGTCCTGCGGCCCACGCGTCGTATGCGGCCTCTAAAACTTCTTTGGTGTTGTCCGTCAATTTGATTTCAATGTCAAACACGTTTTACCTCTCATTGAACCCGATAATCCTTGTTACAAGCGTACAACGGCAATTATACACGTTCGCCGGGTCAGCGTCAGGGTCGCCGGGGTACATTATTTCGCCGATGCTGTTTACAAACGGCTCGTCAACTTCGGCTTCTTCTCCGTCCAGTTCTGCGTGCGCTTCACGAGTGCGACTGTCATTCGTCGCCATCCACACTTTCATCAGCCGGACGCCCTTTTCTTCAGCCTCGTGGTAACTGTCTATCCGGCCACGGTTTTCTGCGGCGGTTGTTGCCGTTCTCGCATTGCGGATTGAACTCGTCAAATTCATTTCCGTGACATTTCTTAATCGTTTTGAAATGTCCGGGATGCTTTCGCCCTGCAAAATGCCCTGAAGCACTTGACTGTTGACCGCTTTGGTGTTCCATCGCTCAAATTTCGCACCGTCAACTTCAAGATACGGTAATAAGGTTTTATCTTTGGTCGCCAATGATTTGACCGTGGATGCGTCAACCAGTTCAAACGAATATCCTTTCACTTTGCCGGCAATTTCTTTTCCTGCGCTGTTGTAATTCAAAGCGTACACGTCCGGCAGTCTGCCGTTGATATATGTCGCCGCAGTCTTGTTCACGTCCAGCAATTCTGCGGAATATTGCTTTGACAAGGTCTTGAAATGAGCACTGCGCAAAGTTTTGTTTTCAAGGAATGATTTATACGCCGCCTCTGCTTTCGCCTTGTCTTGCGCCGATTTTGCGGCTTTAATATCGTTCAAAAGTGTCTTTTCTTTGGCTTCCAGCGATTTGAGGTACTTTTTTAACTTTTTCCCGATATCCTTGTCAGCCGTACTGTAAATGGCTGTTAACTTCCGCTCCATCGTCGCCAACTGCTTGTCGGTTGTGATGTGTGCTTTGTCCATACATTATTCCTCGGCGGTTTCTTCTGTTTCTTCCAACTGGTATCGGCCTACGTCGCCGGCGGCAATCTGCGCCATAACGTCAGAAAACTTATCAATATCGCCTTCAACTTCGAGAACTTTACTCGTGATATACTCGCTGGACAGATATTCAGCCGCCATCAGCACAGACTGTATTTCTTCCTGTTTATTGACGAGGATAGACCGCGTGTATGTCGGCACGTCGTCTACGTTGATAAGTTTAAGCAGATTGAGAATAAAATTTGTTACGCACTGTTCAAACAGATTGCACTTTGCGTTGAGCGGTTCGTATGCGGCCTTGATTTCCGTCGCTGTTGCCGCGCCTCCTGCAATGTTTTTCGTGTCAAGGGCCATAAAGTCTTCAAATAACTGGCTACGCAGTTTCTGTAACGCCGTGTCGCTTGCATCGACTGGCGCTTCAACAACGTGAGCGTCAACGTCTGAACCGGCTCCGCCTCCGTCAGCGTGAGCAACGCGAGTTGACCGAAGCCTGCGCACAAACTCCGCGTCGTCAATGTCGTCCATACCGTTAAAGTTTTTCAGAACCCAGTAAATAAGGTTTCCCTCGTCAATGTTGTTGACCATCTGCGACATCATCAGGTCATACGCATCAAGAGTTTCCTGTCCGCCAATCAATTCAGACTGCTGGTTCGTGTTGTAAAGCGGAATAATCGGGAACGATGGATAATTCTGTCCGTTATAGATTTCCGTTCCTCCGGCCTCGCTTGTCACCGTTTCAAGAATGTAGGGTCGCTTTTCCTTCAAAATGCTGGTCGCGCCGTCTTTGCGCATATACTCCGTGTAGCCATCTTCTTCATACAGCGTCATTCGAAGCGGCTTTGAGCGGTCAATCTGCCAGTAACGAATACCGGCTCTCAATGCACCGTTTTCCTCATCAAACAGCGCTACAAACGCCGGGTACTTTCCGTTCGGCGAAGCGTAGAATACTTCCAGATGGTCGTAATTCCAAAAGCCGTATGCCTCTCCAGCGTTGAGTGCGCCGGTCGCAAGGTCACGAATGGCGTTGTCAAACTTCGGGCCGCCGAGCAGTTCCTTTGTCGCGTCATTCACGAAAGACACACCATTGCCAAGCAGATATTGCACTTCCTGCGTGACAAAATAGAAATAGAACCTTGACGGCACTTTGTTGTTTTTCGCGTACTTGTCAATTTCCGCTTTGCCCAGCAGGTTGTACACGATTTTCTGCGCCGCCATAATCGTCGGGTTTAAGTGTCTGTAATATGCCCCAGCGGTTTCGCTCACCCGGTAAAGGTGGCTTTGCTTGTGGTCGTTGATTGCCTCCAGCAGAAAATCCTGTTTGCGCTGTTCGTTGTCGCTGTGGTTCATCAAATCCTGATAGGTTTTCAACTCAATACCTCCGTTCTTCTCCGTTTATCCATCAATCGCATTGTTTTCACAAAATATCGGCAGGCGTCCTGTAAGTGGTCTGCTATTTTCAACGGTTTATCTTCCAATGCCTTGTCGTCCCAAACGTAGCCCTGCACTTCCTTTTTCCAGTTTTTTAAGTCCGGCGCAAATTTAATCAGGCCAATTTTCATTGCCGTAGCCGTTTCACGTATTCCATCAGAAACAGCGTTGTCTGCCGGTATTACGCCGTACATTTTGCGCGGCATTTCGTCGTTCGTTCTTTTTTTCTGTAACAGGGTTATAAACGACGCCGCTGAAGGGTCAATAATTGTCCTTATAGGCCAAGGGACTTTACACGCATCCTCACTTACATTTTTATACTTTTGAAAATAGCCTGTCAACCAACGTTCGAGGTCTTCGGCGTATTCTTCGTCTGTTTTCTGCACTCCTTCGTCGCGCCCGGAATAATAATACTCGCTTACAGCGTGCCAAGTGTCACCGTACAATCCCCACAACAGCGCGGCAAATGCGTTCTGTGTGCCATAGTCCAGCGACATAACGTATTTTTCAGCGCGTATCGCCGGCGGCTCTGCAACGGCGTCAATGTGCATCGGGTATATCAGCCCTTCGGCTTGCGTCCATTCTCCGTTGATATACCGTCCGTAATACACCGTCCCCTCGTACTCTTTACACAGGTTTTCCACAAAGGCTGTGGATAAGTACGGATTGTCAAACAAAGTATATTTTTGAACGTATGCGTCAATGTCTTCACGGTCAAGAAATGTCTTTAACCAATGCCCCGGCGATTCCGGGTTGCAAGAGCCATCAAAACAAGAATATTCTTTATCAAGACGGGACTGGAGCATCACAAACACTTCTTTATTCCATTTCGCAACCTCGTCACCGTAGCAATATTTGATGGATGAACCTTGTATTTTGGCGACTTGTGAGATTTTTTCCGCACCAAGGCAATAAACCGGGACACCGCAGATATTTGCGATGTTCCGGCTGTTGATTGTGCCAACGATTTCAGGGCCGAACGTTTCTCTCATCGGCTCCAACACGTTTCTTTCTATTGTGGATTTGCTCACGCCAAGAATTACGTTTAATCCTGACCGGCCTCGCAGTTCTCTCAGCCTCCAAGGAATAATATGGTTTACGTCAACATAAGACTTTCCTGAACGGACTGCGCCAATCTTGAAATTCCAACGGTTTTCAGCATTTACAATGTATTCATTCTGTTTCTTGCTGAATTGCATTTTCTCTTACGTCCTTCAAAATTTCGTCCAGTTTCTGCAGGGCCGTGTCGTCCTGAATGTCAACGTGGTCGGTCTGACCGAGGTAATTCTTTCCAAGGAAAATCGCCATTGCCGCGCTCTTTTGCGCGAGTTTGAACTGCGCTCTCCGGAGTGAGATTTTACCAGCGGCGGAATATGTTTTATATGTCTCCGCAAAAGTTGCTCCATATTGGTCTTTGCAGAAACGCTCGATTGTGTCTACGCTACATTCAAAGAAACCGGCGATTTCTTCTTCTGTACACATAATTCCGCACAGTTTTTCGAATACCTCAACGTCTATTTCTTTTTTTGGTCTTCCAGTTTTGGCCATTTTATACTCTTTCGTTTATGACTTCGGCAGGGTTTAATCCTACAATTGGTTCAAACGTAACGTCTTTGTTGTACTTGTATATTATATCACCCTGTTCGTCAAATCCATCAGGAATCAGCACTTTTTCAAATATCTTGTACGGACTCTGTCCCATTTTCGGATTATTCCATAGATATC